TGATTCTCCATTAGTGTAGACCTCAGCGTGGTCTAAAATAATAAACCCCTTAAATATCAAGAGGTTCAGACAAAGAAAAGTTGCACGGATTTTAGAATAGCGGGATTCCAGTCGCCTTGTGCGGGTGGCTCAGGTAGCTCCACATTGTATCTAGTTACCCAGTACATGCGTAGTTCCTTCATCCAATTACCCGAATAAAGCTCCTCGAAAGTCTCCGTAATCATCTTGTACAGCTTGCTTTTATGGTTAGCATGTGTGCTGAAAGAGTCATGAACGAATACCATAGGTAGTCCAGCGTCCCGTAGCCTTGCAGCTACCATCCTAAGGTGGGTCGCGTCAAGTGAATGTATCACATTAGGTGCTATTGCCGACCTGTTCTTGGAGTGTGCCGGTATCTGACCGGAGTAATCCATGATTGTAGAGGTAAACAAGTCCTTGTTGCTCAGAAAAACAGCAACTCTGCGCTGCTCCCCAATAACTTTACGCTGTTTACACTCGAATCCGTCCGGGGTAGGCCAGTGGATGTCCGGGTTACCAGCTCGTGAGATAACATCTGCACAGTCTGTGACCCAATCTACCGCCGCCTTCAGATCCACGAGGGTATCCTGCAGGTTATCGTAGAGACCAGCCCCCAATCGCCCAGCTTCAGCCCTGCTCAGCCCCGGTGTGGTAACAATCCACTCCTTAGCCTTGCGATCCCATCGGCGCTTCTCGCCAAATTGCTTATCCAACCACTCCATAGAGGTCATTCTTGTTGCATTATAGCCCCAAGTCATGGTAGGAACCTTCGCAGCCTTGCGGGTTGCGTAGTGCTTGTGGGTCTCAGGTAGGGTATCAGCCCAGTCATCAGCCACTTTCTCGTATATATCCCGGTCAGCTTCCACCAAAGACATCCCTATATGGTCTGAGATGCTCTCAGATCGCGTGAGAGCGCTCCAATGCTGTAAGCCAGAACAACGCCCGTCTAATGGTACAGGGGCGCTAGAGGGCTTCCACGGCTCTCGTAGGTAGTCTAGGATCATCTTAGCACAACCCATGTAGGAGTACGGCTTATCGGCCTTCTTCCACTCGGTCTCGTACTTCACAGGATCTGCAGCATGTTCTGCCATCTCTGTCAGGGTCCAAGGTATCTCGGAGTATCCGTGTGCGGTCTCCCTCAGGGCGATAAGCCCGTCAGTAGTGAGAACCTCTTGGTAGGATGTCATAAGTACAGCCTTCTCCCAGTCAGCACCTCCGGGTGTGACACCACAAGTAGCTGCGGGGTAAGTCCTGCCCCGGCTACAGAGGAACTGAGGGAACCTAAACTCCTTACCTAGCAAATCTAGGCATGAGGTCAAGCACCTGTCCAGCATGTACTCACTTTTGAAGTCGTCAGAGTCTGCTCCGGGTCTAAAGTTTTGCAACAAATAGACCACGTAGGGGTTGATTCTGAACAGCTCATCTGCTATGGCAACTACCGCTTTGGTAGCTTTCCTGTTCTCAGGGGATTCAACTCCGTTACGGACGGGTATCATCTTCTGCGGGTGCTCTCTTTTAGCCAAGGGCATCTTCACAGCCGTGTCTGGTGCTCTCAGATCTCCTAGCTGGAGTCCCTCAAGCAGCTCAGTAGGCTCAATGATGCGCTCAGTCTTGTCCTTCGAGCCTTTAACCTTCTGTACGTTGAACCTTATGTACCCAGCCAGCTCCATTTCCCCGATAAACCTGAGGGATATAGAGTAAGCGTCCACTACGCCTAGCATGTGGTCACCTACGTGATTCACTGCTCTGTGTACTGGCTCACCTATCTGGGAGTGTATGGCATAGAGACAGTGGGTATAAGCCCTCTGCCACCTGCCAACCTTCTCCGCTTCGTATCGGTGGTCTGATACACCGTCAGGTCTTACAAAGGGGTCAGTATCCACAGTCGCTGGTACGGGAAGGGACAGCCCTCCATCTAATACAACAAACATTTCGGGCCTCCTATCTTAAAATGTAGGGAACTTTAGTAGGGTCGCGGGGAGAGGCTCAGGCTTCTTAACCTTAACCTTCCGCGCCCACTCGTTCTCAGGTGGTATGCCAGAGGCTTTCTCCAGCAGTGAGGGTTTCATCTTCTTACCCTTGATGTCACTCATCAGTGTACTAGGCTCAGTCCGGGCTTCTTACGCTCCAGAACCAACTCCAATACGTGCAGGGTCATCTTCAGGGTAGCTATGTCGTTCTCAATAAGAACCTTAGCCTGAGCCGGGGTCGCATAAGTTGGGATATCCGCGATGGTGTACTCAGCTACTATCTGAGACATTTCTATGATAGCCATTTCATCCATGCGGAGATCCTCAGGCGGCACCTTGACGAAATCTTCAGGTGTTAACAGGTCATCCAGTGTGTCAGTCATTATCTCTCTCCTTAGTGAGTATTTTGGTAGCTATCTCGTGCCTAGCTAGGGTAGTAGGTTCGCCCTCTACTCTCATCTCTGTGAGTAAGTCTTCCCTTGCATTAACCATTATACCTATGTCAAGCATGTACCGGCGCATCTTGTTGGACATCTCTTTATCCATATCCATGCCGTCTATGCCTAGTATGTCAGCCGCTTGGAACAGGGTGTGCCCTTCCCAAACGAAGAACATAATTAGCCTCCATTCGTATTCAGTAATCATTTAGTAACCTCTCAAGTGAGACGAATTCAACGTCGTGGTCAAGGTATCCGTAACGGTTAGTGAACGCTTTGAGGTGAACGAATCCACGGATCTCAGTGTTGTTAGCGCCACGGTATCCTTCGTCGTGCATGTAAAATGAACCAGCACAGACACCAAAGTGTGGCTTGCCTTGAAGGTTCTGTCTACGTGCAAACTGGAACTGCTGCTGGTGCCCGTGTACAAATGAGTGCGGGAACTTGTTCAGCTTGTTCTCAACTGAGCCGCCTACTGGACGACCCGACATTGGGTTCTCCATGTAGTGGTTGAAGCAAAGATCGTCGAACAAGAACAGGGGATCACACATGTCACGGACAGTCCAGCCCTCTGACTCAATGAAACCCTTTAGGTCTACCAGACCGTCTAGTACTGGGTTGGTTGAGATGTAGCGGTTCAAGCGGTTCTCGTGGTTGCCCATAAGGAAGTGCAGAGCTGGCTTGTAAGCCTTGCGCTTTCCGATACGGTTACCTTCTACGGTAGGCTCCATGATCAGCTTCAGTGCGTCAATGCCGCCCCGGAGATCATCTATCAGGCGTTTGCCTTCAGCTTCCATAGGTGAGGCGTAGGTGCTCAGGCTGGGGAAGTCCCAGTGGTCACCAATGTGTACGATAGTTCCAACTTTCTTTTCCCAGATATATCGACCCAGTGCTTCTAGGTGTTCTGTCGGTGAACTAAGGTCCACCTGCGTATCTGCGATTACAATAACATCGTCATTCTTTTTCATAGCTTCTTCTTCCTTTTCTTAGGACGTTTCTTTGGCTTTTGTTTGCCGGTGGTTACGTCGAATGATGGGTGGATCATACCGCTGGGGTTATCTCTGTGGTACTCGAGATAGTCAGCTAATGATCTCAGCCATCCAATTGGGTTAGTCCACACAGGGTGGCTCTTCAGGGTCATGTATCGCATAGCGAACTTAACCTTTCCTTCGTTCCTGTTGCAGACCTTGCACAGTGCAGCCCGGATGTTCCCGGTCTCGTGACAATGATCTAGGTGTACGCCACCACCTGCGAGGGTATCCCCACAGACAGGGCAAGCGTACTTTTGCTTAAGGGTTAGCTGCTTACGGACGTTAGCCACGTCTGCAGCACGTAGTTGCTTCTTCATAGGATCTGGTTCCCTTCTAGGTTATACCATTCCTCTCGACCGTCAAATGTCCAGCGCTTAATGTTACCAGCTAAGGGCATGTAATCGCGCACCATCCATAGAAGGTTAGCTTGTAGCTCTAGGTTGTACATAGCGTTCCACTCGAACATCTCTTCGTACTGCTCGATAACTACAGCCAGCGGATCTTCAGCTTCAGCTAGTAGGTTAAATGCCTGTACGGGTCCGATACCCACACGACGTAGATACGCTTGTCCCTCCTTCGCACCGGACTGATAGATCCGGGATTCTCGAAAGGCACACCCAAGTATGTGATCGGTGTTATCTCCAATGAGACACTGGTAATAAAAGCCCAGCATACCATCGAAGTATATCTTCTTACCGCGCTTCTCAAGCACACCGTCATAAGTTACCTCCTTAACCTGTTGTGTTGCGTCGTCAAGGTGCCAGCCGGGGATCTGTCTGAGATCCTTATCCACTGACCAGATGATAGCGTCTATATCCGCATAGATACCCAGCAGGTCATCAGCCTCTAGCAAGTTCTGCCACTTACAATCGTAGTTCTTAGTTAACCACTTCTTACCCCATGCTAGATTAATAGGGCGCTCAGTGTCTGCACGATTAGCCTTGTAGTCATCTACTAGGTCATCTCGGAAGTTAGTGCGGGTAGTCAGGAAGCAAATAACCTCGTCTGCATTTGCAGCTTTCCGTAGCCTCTCTATCTTGTTACCCATGTGTTGAGCCATTTTCTCACGGCTGTGCTCGTCGTCTTCGTTGAAGATACAAGCTGTAGCGTAAACTATCGTGTCTGCATCAATGTGCAGAGACAGCCCAGTCTTAAATGTGTCATTGTTATCGAAGTCCATTAGACCTCCTCTAAAGATTGTAGTCCTTCAGGCTGTGCCCAATCGTTAGCGTCTTGAAATGCAGCCATTTCACAGTAAGCTGAGAAGAACTCTGTTCGTCCGTCCCATGACACTGCGATATAAGTTGTTAGTGTTCCGTCGTTCATATTGCTCTCCAGAAATATGCCCCCGTTGCCGAGGGCTAAAGGTTTAGAACGGTACATCGTCCTCGAACTCATCATCACTACCGTCACGCAGATCAACGTCCACAGAAGTCTCAGACAGAGACTCAATGCCGAAAGCGTCGGTGTCAACACCAGCAGCTGTTGCTGCGGGGCGCTCTACCAACTCAGTGATGCAGATAGCGTTGGGGTACAGGTACAAGCCAAAGTCATTGCGAACTGGCTGGAACTGAAGGTGTCCCTTAGTGCCGTTACCAATAACTGTGTCAGCGTCAATCGTTACGCCGTTACGGTCTTGTACTTTGCCCATGATTCCGATCTGGCTAACAGGCTTACAGTTTACTCGGTTCGCAGCTGGGCCACGCAGACAAGCTTGTGTAAACTTGATCAGTACCTGATCTTCTTCGGGGAGTTCAGTCATGAAGTTCTTCTCGACGCACTCAGCGGCAGAGAACTCTTTGACATTCGGGAAGTTCTTAGCTCCAGCAAATGCCTTCTTCATAGATTTGAACACAGTCTCGCTCACGAGTATCTTGATTTCCCAAGAGTGAAACTCCAAGGGGTTAGTAGACAGGGGTGGGCGGTTGTCAGGGTTCAGCTGCTTCTGCGGCTGGTTTGTGCTGGTATACACAAAGGTTACGTCCTTGACAGTTTTGGGTCCGGTTCTTTCATTGCTCATAATAGGTATTCCTTAGTTTGATGTTCGACCATTACGGTCACAAATGTATGGCTTAGTTTGGACATCAGCCTTCTCTAATAGGACTTCAAGTTGTGCCATTGCACGCCAAGCTACTGCGGCGGCATGTAACAAACCTGTGTCCGGGTCTATCTTCTCTGCTTCTAGTTGGTGCCTGACGATGCAGTCACCGTGATCAAAGGATTTCTCCTTAGACCAATTTAAAGGCTCACCGGGGTTGTGCTTGTCGTTGCCTAATTTACTCAGCTTGGCTACTTCTAGCATAGCATGAGGAAAGTATAGACAGAAACCAGACCACACGGGCGCGTCCTTTCTCTCTTTCGAGTCTGTTGGGATCATGTTGTAACTCCACTTCTCTTATCGGTCAGGTTCAACCATTTATAGAAGTACTGACTGATAGTTATACCTACACTACCACCAGCACCAGCTGTCACCAAGTACTCTATAGGTGACAGTCCTGCCTCGAACACAGCCCACGTCATTGCGTACTGTGCTATCGTAATAAACCAACTGATAAGTGACCCTAAGAGGATATGATCATCGCGTAGTATCTTGGAGTTCAGTCCCATGAGGAAGACTGCAAAGAAACTAGCCATGAATACCAATAGGAACATTAGCATCTAGTGTACTCCTGCATAGTTATCTGCGAAATCTACATCGCATTCTAAATCACGGTTGAGTTGTAGCTCCTCGTTAACCTTAGCCATAGAGGACTTAAGTAAGTCAATCATAGACTGTCGGTTACCGACCTTCAATTCCCAGACACCTTCGTCATGGAACTGAGCCGTGAGTTGATAGCGCCGTTGCAATACGTGGAATAGCCACCTATCGAAACAGTACGCCCCTGTAGACTGGTTCAGTGTGGAGAACCTGTCCTTCTCAGCCTTGAGATAAAACCACATCCCTGCGACTGGGTTCCACAACCACTTAAGGCCACGGGATTGCTTTACTTCACAGCCATCGGCTATCGCTTGGATAGACCAGTTACGTTTCCAGTAAGCGTCATACAGACGATCACCGGCTGCTTCGGATACCTTCGCTGCTCTCGCAATGGTTGGTCCCTTAGCTCCGTAGGTTGCTGCGTAGTTGGTGGTCTTGCCACCGTGACGGAAGTTGTCGAGGTGAGCGAACCTATTGCTATCAGCGCCGGTCTTATCGTCGCCCTTAGCTTTAAGTTCTTTATACTCGGAGACCTCTTCAACCGTCATGTTCCCTGCAGTCAGGCACATATCCAAGTGAGGATCGAAACCCTCAGTTAGCATGTCCTTGACGTAAGCTGGGTCGTGAGGCCACATGTAGTGCTGCTTGGTTCTGTCCTCAAGAGAAGACATATCAGATCCACACAACTCCATGTTATCGTTCCGTGCGGTCAGTAGCCCACGTATCTCTTGCCCATACGGTCTTCGCGTACTGGGTAGGTTGACACAGGTTCTGTGCTTGAAGCGTAACGTGTTGGTGAAGCCCTGAACACCAGCCTTCAGGTAACCATCGTTGGAGACATTCTTTAGGAATCCCTCACACACACCTAGCCGGTGCTTAACTACTGTCATCTCTCTCAGGTACTCAATGGCGGGTGCCTGTTCTATGAGCCTCTCAACAGAGGGACACAGCTCACCAGACTCAGCGTCTTTGATCTGAGGTATCTTGCGTTGCTCGTTAGTCTCCTTGTCCTTCGCATACTTGAAGGTTTCAGGAACCCAACCAAGTGTAGTCAGC